CCTTTGGGTCCTCTGGTTTAGTCGTACAATAAACCAGAGTGGTGGTATGTCGAGAAATCGCCACCAGATGGTATGCCGATTTTTTCTTGGTGTACAAGTCATTATCGGTTCTCATCAGTCGAAAGTAAACGACGTGTGGGTAGCTCAATCCCTGCGCAGCATGGACCGTCCTAACCTCACTTGTCACTCCCTCTTTCGCCCACCTGAGTTTTAATAAACTCACGTCGTGTTTTGTCATGGCAATGTATAGTACATTACCATCAAAAGAGTTTGGATGAGGAATTTCATTCTCACTCTTTATCTCCTTAATGGAGATGGAACTCACGACGGAAGAAGCGGTTAAAATCGCTTTCTTCTGGTAAATGTCCCCTAGGACATAGGTTATGTCCTTAGGACATCGGTACGTAAGGGTGCGGACCTCACAATGGAAATCCAACCCAGTGGATTCCAGAGTGGGGTACCGTAACCTAAAGTCCGCAACTCTGTTGCAAAAAGGTATCTGTTCAGTGTCACCAAACAACTTGGCTTCAGTAGCTCCAGAGAGCGACATGGCCAAGAGTAGGTAACCTGGATGAGCTAACCCAAACTCATCCAAGAACAGGCGTGGCATTTTCGGGTTGGGGTTCAATAAGTACGAATCCAACGTCCTTATTCTACCGTCATTGCCAGGCACTTTTTTCCGGATTTCTAGAACATTGGCCTTACACACACTCAAAATGAGTGTGTCATCGGTCATGGTCTGGACAATCTCCGTGGTTTTGCCACACCCGGTCACACCATCTATGATGGAGACCCGGGGAAGGACCACTTTGGGCGTACAATTGTATTTGCGCCCGAGTTTATAGTTGGTCATAACCTTAGTGTTTTCACTAACAACTAAGGTTTCACCAACAAAGGTTGGTATGGTTCGTGTCCATTCAATGGTCACGAACTCAATACCATTCCAACCCATTTCATGGGTAAACTCGTCAGGTTTAAGCACCCAACCGCGGCCCGTTGTAAACAACCCTAAGGCGTCAACGTCGTTTTGATAGCCACTACAATTGCCTAACGAGGCAAATGTCCTGAGGACACGGTCACACTTAACCTGAATGCGGTTAAGTTCAGCGCGGCTGTACTCTGTTGCCTCACTGACCACTTCCACAATCCTGGATTCGGTTCGTGGGTCGCAAGAAGATTCTTGAAAAGCTTCTTGGGACGTGGACTCCCCTCGGGTGTCCTGGACAATCTTAGGAGCCTCTTGAGAGGCTTCTTGATCGGTGTCCTTCTCAACGTCTATTTTCACGATTCTTTCGATGGTCTCAAAGAAAAGAGCATCATCGAAATCGTGAAGTGACATTATCCCGGCGTTTTTTTCACTGGGAAGGTAAACGTGCTGCATCACGGTTACCTTTTCCACTGCTTCGGTTATGAAGGTGAGATCATTACAATCTCGTGGAAAGAATTGCCGTAGGACGTCTCTCATAAGACGCTTTGGAAACCCTAGGATTTTACTTAATCCCTCCTTAATAAGAGAGAAAAACGACATCATGAAGTCGTCATCGAATCCTGAATTAAACCAGGATACGGC